ATCACAAGCATGTCGGACAGTTTTAAATGCTTCGTTTAAATTACTACCGTTATTAGAGTCGTTTCCATCAGATTTAACGTAGTAAATACTTTGAGCAGTACTAAGACCTTGCCAACTTGGAATTCCGGCATCATTGACAATAAGTGCTTGACCAGACGAACCGATTGGAAGGCGATTGTCAACTGAACCATCAAAGAAGTATAAATCGCCTTCAGTTGTTAACGGGCTTCCGCTGTTTCCTGGGATCATTAATTCCCATTTGTTGGCCGCTAAATCAGTGCTGAACGAACCCCCCGCAGTATGCGCTAATATACATACATACGTATTTGATCCGTTTCTAATTACGTCATCCTTAACATACGCTTGTGTAGTAGCCCACGGGCCTTGCCACACGAATTTCATTCTACCTAGGTTAAAATCTGCCATTTTATTCAGTCCTTGTTTCTATATTTATACGATTGTTGGGTAGTTATAACTACCGTTAAGTCTTACAATTAAATTACCATCATCGTTAATAAAATATAACAAATCTTCTGGTTTAATTTTAAATTGTGTATGTCCTGCCGCTTTTTTTATAATTTCGTGATTTTCATCAACATTAATGACTACTCCGTCATCTTTAAGATAATCGCTAATATTAAATTCTAATTGATCTGCGTTTGATGTAGTGTTAATATTGTTGTTAATAACAACTACGTCAGTAGCAGTATTTAAATCTACCTTTGTAAAAACAAGATATCCTGTGTTATCTCTGGTTAATTTATAAAAATATTTTGGAGATGTGTTTCCGGTACTGCCTATAAAGTTACTCATGTTGTGATCTCCAGTGCGCTAACAATAACGTCGGCGCTGCCAGCTACTGTTGATATTACTTTAATTTGATCGTTTGGTTCTACAACTAATTTTTGGTCACCGCCCATTGCTGCTAGCGCAGTTCCTTTGGCAATTGTTACATTTTTTACAATGTATCCAGTTCTAGTATTTGCACTATCATAAAGCTGTATGCTAACAGTAATTGAACTGGCAGATGTATTTGCTACATTAATACCAATGATTGTTGCCCTAGTGGTTGATCCTGCGGTATAAACGGTACTAGCACTAGTGCCTACGTTTATAGTTAACTTTTTTACAAATTGATTTGCCATATTTTATCCTAATGCCACCGCAAATGAAATAGCATTATCGGTGCTTGTATTGTCTACGTAAGTTCTTGTGGCAATTACTGAAGTATCAACTGCTGTTGCAATTGTAATATCGGCAGTGCCGTCAAAAGCAATGCCGTTAATATTTCGGGCGGTAGCAAACTTCGTTGCTGATGCCGCATTGCCAGATAAAATATAAGTTGCTAAATTACTAGCAGTCGTTTTTTTACTGATTGGTGTGCTATTAACATCAACCACTGGTAGTACGACTGTACCGTCAATAATTGACAATGGTGTAAGTTGCGTGATTTTAATTGGCATAGTATTATCCGATAATAAACGTCATTGGTGTTCCACCGCTAACTAGGTTTTCTAATTCTTTGTCTAAATCTTTAAGTTCTTCTTTGCCGGCAGTTAGTAATGCTGTACCGTTTAGTGTAATTGGTGATCCTGGGCCTGCAATCGATCCAAACTTAGAGCGTGCTTCACCTAACATAACTTTAGCAGTTGCTAGAGTATAATCTCGCAACCATTGCTTGGCATAAATGTCTTGTAACAACACAAAGTCTGGACGATAGTTATGGCAACGAATTAGTATTTGTTCGCCTTGTGCAAACGGTCTTTGTAATATTGTTAAAATGTGATTGGTAGGATTCCATTTAAATTCAATGTAACTACCAAACATGCGGCCCACTAATTTCTGATAGCCAGCAAATAACTCGTATGTTGCTAAACCACCCATCATAGTGCCGCTTAGTAGATATGTGTTTGTGTACGCCAAGTTGAACGGTTCGTACAATGTACCACCTGCACCCAACCCACTTCTACTACCTACGCTTCTGCGAAATAATGACTGAACTGTTACAATCTCATTAGGCAAGCGATATTCGTTAACGTCTTGTATTAACTCTAAGAACATATAGCTTTCTTCAACGCTGTTACTGCTACGTTGCCTAAATCGATTTAACGCACGATCTAGTGCAGTTTCGTAATGAATAGGATCAAGTTCTACTTCAACCATGCCATCTCCCAGCATGGTTTTAACGTAGTCAAATACTGCGTTACGTTCTTTTATGCTGTCGGATTGCCCGGGATCCTGTGGGTAGATATCTGCCATTATTTGTTCTCCACTCATATTTATCTTACGATAAATATCATATGCCAAGACTTTCCCTATACCGACCAGAAAAAAGCCAGGATTATTCCTTCATAGACCGTCAAATATCTGAAATGTTTCAGGTTGGCGGCACTGACGTTTACCTGCACAAATACATTGGAACTAACTCTACTGGAAAACCTGAAGATTTCAAAGACTTCACGCAGATCCAGGATTTGATGTTCTTAGAAAACCGCGATAGAAAATATGATGAAGAAATTTACAGGATTCGCGGCATTTATAACGTACAAAATATTGATTTTAACCTAAGCCAATTTGGCTTGTTTATTGACAATGATACAGTTTATATGACTGTACATATTAACGATTTTATCAAGTATATTAACCGTAAACCTGTTATAGGTGATGTATTAGAATTACCTCATTTACGTGATAATTTTGCTATCGATACTATTAGTCCGGTAACAGGGCAAGTTATCGAAATAGGATTGCCGCGCTATTATGTTATTGAAGATGTAGGTCGTGCTAGCGAAGGGTTTAGTGCTACATGGTATCCGCATTTATACAGATTAAAACTTAAGAAAATTACTGACAGCCAGCAATTTGCAGATGTTCTTAACAAAGCAGTCCTTGATGCTAATGGTGATCCAATAGCTGACGGCACTACTTTACGAGATTTGTTAAGCACACACAATAAAGAATTACTAATTAATGATGCTAATATTGCCGAAGCTGAAAGAGATGCTCCATTAAGCGGATACCAAACAGAGCAATTTTACACATTGGCTGTGGATGCTAACGGTAAGGCAATACTTAATACAGCAGATAATATCAGAGATTTAGATGCTAGTATTACATCAATTACTGCTTTAGAAAGTAACAAGCGTCCATTAAGAACTAGTTACACCGGTTACTTAGTAGGTGACGGAATTGCGGCCAACGGTTATGCAGAATTTGGCCATGGTATACAATTTCCTAACAATGCTATAGATGGTGATTATTTCCTACGTACTGATTTCCTTCCTAACAGATTATTTAGATTCACTGGTACACGTTGGGTTAAAGTTGAAGACGCAGTACGTATGACAATGACTAATACTCCAACTGACGGCGAACCAGCACCAAATAACCAAACTAGACAAACGCTTAAAACTAGCTTTATCAACAATAGTGCAGCCATTTACGATCAAGCAGTTGGTGTTGATTTTATTAAATTGCCGCCAGTTACTGATCCAGTTCCGGCAAATTACAATTATGTTATTCCTACTAACATCAATTATGTAACTGCAACCTATGTTGTGTTTAAACTAGACAACTTAGAAATTGCTTATGTAACTGCTGACCATCCTGGAATTATAACTAACAACGGCGGCAAAGTACTAATTACATTGCCGGTTGTTGATACAGTACAAGAACGATTACCTGAAGATGGTGTATGGCGATTGAGCTTGTGTAATAACCGAGAAGAACAACGCCAGAGTTTGTCGAATGTTCTTAGACCTAGAGCAAAATTAAAGGCGGATCTATAATGCAATGGTTTTATGACGGGCAAATAAGACGATACCTTGCTCAAACAATTAGAGTACTAAGTAATTTTACAGTCAAGTATGGTGACGGCACGTTGGTGCGTATACCAGTAATGTACGGTGATCAAGACAGACAAGTTGCCAGCCTTGTTAGAGGCAATAGTGAAAATAAAATTAACTCAGTTCCACGTATTGCTGTTTATATTGGTGCATTGGACATCGACCATAACAGATTAGGTGACTCGACATTTGTCGGAAAAGTACACGTTAGAGAACGCGAAATTAACGACAGTGATCCTAACAATCCAGTTTATACAACAGGCCAAGGACGTAACTATACAGTTGAACGGTTAATGCCTACGCCTTTTAAACTAACTATAAAATGTGATATATGGAGTGCTAACACTGATCAAAAATTACAAATTCTTGAACAGATGTTGGTATTGTTTAATCCTAGTTTAGAGTTACAAACAACAGACAACTACATTGACTGGACTAGCCTTAGCGTGTTAAACTTAAATAATATTTTATGGTCTAGCAGAACTGTTCCTATGGGGACTGAAACTCCTATAGATATTGCTACGCTAACTTTAGAAACTCCAATTTGGATTAGTCCGCCTGTTAAAGTTAAACACCTTGGTGTTATTACTAAAATTATTACAAGCCTGCATCAAGGTTCACAATCAGATAACACTTACATTGACGGATTAGGACAGCCATTAGTTAGTCCAGAAGTTAGTATGTCAACATTGCTGGCTAGAGAAGTAGTGACTATTAGCAAGTATAATATTGAAGTGTATGGCGGGCAAGCAACCTTGTTACCACTTGATGCTGTGCTTAGTCCAAGAGAACCAACACTAGACATACCAGTAAGATACGGAACTTCAGTAAACTGGCAAGAAGTTATTGACCAATACCCTGGTAAATTTACTGCTGGTTCAAGTACATTATATCTATCACAACCCGATGGTACTGAAGTAATCGGTACTGTCGCGATTAGCCCACTAGATCCTACAATTTTAACAGTTAACTGGGACGTT